CAGACCAACCTTGCTCTTGCTACCCTTAGTGCGAACACCGGGATATGCGCTGAACACATTGTCACCTGCATCACCGCGCATAATCTTCTCAAACAAGTGAAACTGTGGATCACCAAGAGTCTTGTGTAGCCCAGTTTTCTTGTCCTTGGCAGGCTTACCCTTGTCATCAAAATAACCCTCAAGCGTGATCAACTGATTAGCGACACCATTATATTGTTTGACATTATGACTGATCAACTGAACATAATCGGTATCGCTGCTGATGATGTAGTGTTCGTCGTTGGGATGCAGATGCACGAATCGTGCGATCAAGTCATCTGCCTCGGCCCGTTCATGGCGCAATACCGATGTATTAGTTTTCTCACGTAGAAACGTAGTAAACATATCATACGTTTCCCAAAACATTTTGTTTTCTTCTGCCTCAGCCTCAGTTAGGCTTTGCTCTGCTACTTTACGGTGTGCTTTGTATTGAGGATAAATGTCTTTGCGCCAGCTGCGACCCTCAAGACAAAATACAACGTGGTCAATACCGTATTTGCGTACAACTTGATTTACACTTGAAAGAGTCAAGTGCAATGCCATGCCGATCTTCTCCCAAGTATCACTATTGCGACTGGCAATATGTCGGGCACGGAAGAACGTATTTGCTGTATCGATCAATGCGTATTTCACAAGCACACCTATTTACTAGAATAATATATGTATATTATACTAAGTGATTGCGAATGTCAAGTATTAAAAGAACAAACTTCCGCCTTCTTTTGAGATTTTGGGCTTAGTGTAAGCATGGTTCCTTGTAGACGGGTCATTCACATTACCCAAAGGAACTTGTCCATCGTTATCACTCTTGTATTGAACGACAACTAAGGCTTCAAAATATTCAGCTCTTTTTTTATTACCTTCGTCATCATCAGCCCAAAAATATTTTTCGCTTTCAACATTTGTAATATCCCAAATATGAAGATATATGTCATCTCTATCTACTTTGATATTATTATTTTTTTCAAAGTCTTTAATGATTTTAACCATTTCACGGCCATTAGGACTTTTAGGTAAGAAACCATAACCATCTTCATACCAGTCAGTAGGATTTAACTTAAAACGTCCAGGTAAGTTATTTACTTGTCTAATAAGACGATCACCGAAATTATCATTTTTTCTTGTTTTAAACTTACAAAATGAACAACCAAACTTTAATACTTTATTTTTGTAATAAAAAGCATAAACCATGCCCTTAAGATTATTGGCTCTAAACCAACTATACCAAGAAAAGTCATCATCTATTGTCCTGATAGCAATAACAAATTTTGGTTTATAAATATCTACTTTTTGTGCGTCATCCTGTTCCATTTAACTAACCTCTGTTCTACCATTACCCAAATCACGCTGACGTACTACGCGAATATCATCACGGCGCTTTTCTGGATCAGCGATCTCTTGTTCGTAAATCTCTAAGGCGATATTACGACACACTGTTTGAAACCAGCGATCTACAATCTCGTTGTCAGTATCTTCTTCCTTGACTTTGTAACCCTGTCTCACCAAGTTCAATACAAACTTGTCATTCCAGTCAAGTTCAAAACTACCGTTATTGATATTATTTGGATCAAGTTCTACCTTGAGAATTGCCACGTAGGGTTCTCCCTTAGCGTTTGCTTCTTCTTTAGGAGATAACTTCTTTCTAGATTTGGGAGCAGCCTCGCGCGGAGGCTCGGCCTTTGGCTCTTCAGTTTTCACTCCCAAAAGTTTTTTGATTTTGTCAAGCATATGTATTATATGTATCGTAAAGTTTGAAGCTAGCTAAGTTTTTAGCTTTACTCTCGCACATGATATCAGCCCATTGCCAATGACTATGTGCCCAACGATTCATAGCCTCGTTGTAGAAATAATCGCTATGTGCGCGTAGTTTCTGTTTATTATACCCACTTTCTAATAGTACATTGAGGTCATGTCTGTTTGTACTGTTGCGCTCAATGTTTCCATCTTCGCGTGATGTGCTAAAATGCATAGCAGGGCGAATACCGCGCCAACTGTCAATAACACGCTTGATACGATCATCATTGGGTTCGATATACTCGCCTGTCTTGACCCAGTGATGATGTATGTCTAGTACTAGACCCAGATGTCCACTAAGTTCGAGGCTTGACTCGATTCCCCATGATATCTCATCATTCTCGATTGTGATTGAGTTCCGTGCCTCGGGAGTAAGTCTGCCGAGAACGTCTTTGATACCGGCTGGACCTTTCTTACCTGAGATATGGACATTGATTTTAATGTCCTGAAATCGTTTACCGTACCCCATCCAACGGGCCATATCCACATGATATTCAAACTCCTCTATACTCTTATTTACTACTTCTTCACGGTCGCTAGCAAGAACGACAAACTGATCGGGATGAAAACTGAGTCGCACATCATTGGCACGTGCAGTCTCACCGATAGGAGCCATCCAGCGTTCTAGACTGTCCTGTACATCCTTAGATTTCCAGAAATACTGATATTCGTCCATAGTATAGAAACTGAACATATCGCTGGTAAGTCGCAGCATACGCAATTGCGGGTCAAGTGTTGCTACGCGCTTGACTAGATTATGTGTATTGGTAATATTGCGTTTAGCAATCTCAATCAGTTTGTCCTCGACAACGCTTTGAGATTTTTGACGCTTTGCCCATGCGTGGGTAGTACCGCCAGTATTGAGTCCCTCAGTGCTAGTAATTTCGCCTTTGTTATTAATTTCTACCCATTTGCAGGCAAAACCAATGCGTTGAATGTTACTGTTGAATGACATATCTAACAATACTACAACAACTTATCACCATTGTCAACTCTTAATAGTTCCTCAAACTCAAACAGGTGTTCCATATATTTGCTAGGATTACGCAATACGCTTACAGCAGCGTCTCCTTTGCGTCTAGGACCATATTCTACATTGAAGTCAACATTGTTTACTTTTTTAAATATGTCAACCATTTCCTTAACACTCTTGCCGAATCCATGACCTAGATTTTCTAGATTGTTAGCAGGATTTTCTATGGCTTGCTTTAATGCGTTACAGATTTCCATAACATGCACATAATCACGCATACAAGTTCCATCAATAGTTTGATAGTCATTACCAAAAATAGTAAACGATCCTCGCAGCGGAGCCTGCATTAGATTATACATCAATCCATCTGGGTTGGTTGGCTTGATGCCATAACTACTACCTATAACATTATAGAACCTAAACATAGTATAGTTTTGAGGTCTGTGATTGGTACAAAACTCAACTACACAATCCTCTGCCGCTCTTTTACTGATACCATATGCGCTTTCACATAGTGCTGCTGCGCCTGTGCTAGCGAATATAAAGTTGTTGGTAGGAATCTTGTTTATTACATTCATAGTACCATTCAAGTTAGTTATATAATACATGATAGGTATCTTTTCGCTCTCACCTACATTTACCAAAGCTGCTAAATGTATCACAGCATGATATGGTTCCGTTTGGTCGGGAATAGTAAACAATCTATTGATATCTACTTTGTAGAATTTAGTCACAGGGACGATGGGTTCATTTATATCTAGACCATGAATCTCGTATTCCCCTTCAAGCATTTTACATAGGTGTGAACCTATATATCCTGAACTTCCAGTTATAAGTATTTTTTTCATATGCCCTCAAATAAACTTGTGCTGATAGGATCTTCGTTTGGAACAAACTGCGGATCTTTACTCAAATATGTATCACTATCTGTATATGTAACAGTAAACTTATGTTTGTTAGCCAACACACTACGCACATCATCTATACAAATGACATTACGTTGTAAGTCAGTTATGTATTCTCTATACTTCACTGTAGATAGATCACAGATTTTCGCAGTGTTACTATTACTTTGCTTAGGCTTGTAACTAGTAAAACAGTCATTCCATTTATGGAACACTTGATCTTCAATATATTGATATTGTTTCAATACATCATTCTTATACCAACGCTGCCCGTCAGTAAATTCATTATAGAATTTATGAACTAGTTCAACCATATTCTTTTTGTTGATAGTAATAAAATGCTTACTATCAAAGTTATTAGTCCAGCGTTGATTTTTTAGTGCGAATGTGGGTAGTTGTATTAGTTGCTCATAGAAAGCCATACCATAACTCTCTATTGTGCTAGGGTTGAATGCTACTCTTGCGCTAGTTATAAAGTCTACTTTCTCTTGCCCGATAATGCTAGCACGAACATCATAAGATACACCGATCTTTGCCAAACGCTCCTCAAACTTCTTGACACCGT